AGTTATCTATGGGAAAGGATTATGGCCCACTTGGCATGAGGCTCTTGGAACAGACTCTCCCTTTTGGGAAGGCTTCTCATCAATTGAGAAAGTTATAGAGGTTGATAAGTTAGATTTCCCTTTACAAGAAATTTGTAAAAATTACAACAAGTCCGTATTAATACCGCTATCGGTAGAAAACAATTTAAATCATCCAACAGGATGCCTTACCTTAGTCTCTTCAAAAGAAACTATAAATACTTTTCAAAACAAAGATTTGTTTTATAACTTTTTAGAAAGCAGTGGTTTAAAAGAGTACTTTCCAAAAACTATAGAAGTAACTTCATCTACCCCAGAGTTTCCATTCATAATGAAAAGATTAGATTTGTATGGAGGCGTAGGTGTAGCCTTAATCTGGGACCAAGAAAGATATGAGTGGGCTCTAAATAATCATCGCTTTAAAGGACAGCGTTACGTTGTACAGGAGTACATAGAAGGAGATGCGGAGTATGTAACGCAGGTTATGTGCAAAGATGGGGATCTACTTTGGCATTGTACCTTTGAAGGTCCAGTACCAAAAGATGGAAAGGTAAACATGGGACCTTTTGCAAATAAGGCTATAACTATAGAGCCAGAGGTTCTTGAAATATTTCGTAAGATATTTAAACTGGCAAATTACAGTGGTCCAGCAAATGTAAACTTTAAACTTCGTGATGGTAAACCAGTTATATTTGAAAGTAATCCTAGATTTGGTGGAACAATGTTCTTACCAATGTTTAGACCACAATTAAAACAATCTATAATGACTTTATTAAACAATGCCTATCTACAAACAGAAGGTCAAGATGTTAGATAACGCCTGCTTTGAAGTCTTTCATACTGCTACTGGAAATGAATTAAGAAACAAATCTTACGAGGGCATTTTAAAATCTATGTCCTTCTTGCCACGCCTTGGCTCGGAGACTGTATATCTAAATACAGCAGAGAAGGCGAAGGAGTTTATAGATAAGACACCAGAGTTTAAAGTAAATACCGTAACTGACTTCTGTAAGCCAGGAGAGACCTTTCCTCCAAGTTCTGGTGTTGTGGGAGTTTGGGCAAGTACTTACTTGGCATATAAGAAATTTTTAAAGTCGGATAAAAGTGTACTTATACTTTTTGAAGATGATATTACGTTAAGTTCAAACTTTAAGAATGTTGCAACTTTATATATGGGAGAACTCATGCCTATATGGGATTTCTTTTCATTCTTTGTTCCTGATGATTCTTTATTTGCGTACAATCAAAATGACCACGATATTGGTGAAGAGTATGTTTGCAAGTCTTATCAACAATGGTCCTGTGCTGGGTATGCTGTCAGTAGGCGAGGAGCAGAAAAAGCAATTGCTGATATTGAATCAAGAGGAATTAATTGCCCTATAGATTGGTACATTTTTAATTTTAGAATGAAACAAGAAGAAAACCAGATGCGGTTTAATACTTTTACAGTAAAACCACAGGTATATAGACCTATAAAGTTTTTATTAGAAGCAGCGCAATACAGTCAAATACATAACGGTAGTACAGAACTACTTTAGTTACATACCGCCGTATAACAACACTGTGGTTGTTGGATCTGCAGAAACCTGTCCTTGAGTACCTTGAGCACCAGTAGTTCCCTGAGAACCTAACGTTCCCTGAGAACCTAACGTTCCCTGAGTTCCTTGAGCACCGTTTGAACCAACAAATCCTTCAAGACCTTGAACGCCCTGTACGCCTTGAGTTCCTTGTATGCCTTGGGCTCCATCAGTTCCTTGTGTACCCTGGGCTCCAACATCACCTGTACGAGCAAATGTAATTAATACATCATCTAAATCTGAAAGAGTTCCATTTCCAGATACGTAAGAACCGTTAACAGTAAACCATCCAGTGTTGTCTGTTAAAGATGAGATTGTGTAAAGTTTAAATACACTTGTATCTAATTTTTTAGATATACGGAAGTGACCTTTAATTGTTGAGGTTGAATCATCGATTGTTTGTAAGAATGAAGAGATATCTGTCGAATCATCATTACTTGCATCAATATACATTGCAGTAGCAGATGTTGGAGATGCGTTAAATCTTAAGTTTCCAGTTCCTGGATCAGCATTAGTAGTACTTGTTAAGAAGGTGTAGTCAAAGGTGGCTCCACCAAAACTACCAACAGTACCTTGAGTACCAAGAGTTCCTTGAGTACCTGTAGTTCCTTGAGAACCGACAGTTCCCTGTGCACCGACAGTTCCTTGGCTACCATCTAAACCTTGAGTTCCCTGTACTCCTTGAGTTCCCTGAGTACCTTGAGTGCCCTGGGTTCCTTGAGTTCCTTGAGAACCTAATGTTCCTTGGACTCCTTGAGTACCTTGTGCACCAGTAGTTCCCTGAGTACCTTGAGTACCTTGTGTACCCTGTGTTCCTTCTGGTCCTTGTAATCCCTGTGTACCTTGAACGCCTTGAGCGCCGACAGTTCCCTGTGCACCAGTAGTACCTTGAACTTGAGTTACAGTTGTATTAATTACCTGTGTTCCAGCATCGTAGGTAAATGTAATACCTGTTTTACTGCCGCTATTTAAGGCATTTGCAATACGTGAATTTGTAGCATATTTATTTACAGTACCTTCAGAAAGATCATCTGTAGTGCTTAATGCCGAACCTGAGATAAGTCCAGCAATTGCATCTTCATCAAGAAAGTATGGCAAACTAGCATAAGCAGTACTACCATCACCAATTTTAAATTTATTATTCGTAGTGTCGTAACAAACTTCACCAGCATATGGTGTCGGGTTATTTGCAGTCCATTGACCAGCAGTTCCTCGTCGTATTTGAATGCGTACTGATGACATTAAATTACTCCTCCACCATCATAAGAAAGGGCATAAACATCCGACCCACCTGCTTCATTTCCACCATCAATTGTTGCTGAATAAGAATCACTTCCTCCAGCCTCATCTCCGCCTTCAAGTATATCTGCTGCTGCGTTAGTAACAATCTCAAACCACTGTGCACCATCAAATACAAACAGATTCTTTGCATCTGTGTTGTAGTAGATGTCACCAGCGTACCTGCCTGTAGGCGCAGTGCCTACGGCAAGTACGTTGATAGGTACTAGGGCTCTTTTACTCACGTATTAAGCCTTTACTACGACCCGATAAGTTTCACCTGATTGTGGAGCAACTGCAAATCCGATAGTTACAGCAGATGTAGTTGATGCAATTACATCAGTGACTACCTCGTTATAAGTAGCGTCTTGAACAGTTACTAACACATCTCGTGTTCCAAGACTGTGTGTAATTGTGAAAGTTGTTGCTGAGTATGGAGATACTGGAGTAATAGTCTCTGCGTAAGTTCCAAGTTGACCAGATGTACCTTGAGCACCTAAAGTTCCTTGAGCACCAGTAGTTCCTTGGGCTCCAGCAACACCAACAGCACCAGATAGATTTACTGTCCATGAAGCGTATGTTCCAGTACCAACTTTGCTGGTTTTGTTAAATACAAGGGCGCCAGTTCCAGAGTTGTAAGAACTTACAGTACCGTATTGAATGTTAGAGACATCGTAGGCAACAGTGATGTCTTGACCAACAGAGTAATCAACTGCTAGATCTGTAACCGTAATTGTTTGAGTACCAGAAGTTCCTAATGTAAATGATGTTGTAGAGGTTGTGGAGTACTTATCTCCATCAAGACCAGATGTACCTTGTGCACCAACAGTTCCCTGTGCACCTTCAGTTCCTTGAGTACCTTGAGCACCTTCAGTTCCTTGAGAACCTACAGTTCCTTGTGAACCCACTGTACCTTGTGCACCAACAGTTCCCTGTGCACCTTCAGTTCCTTGAGTACCTAAAGTACCTTGAGTACCTTGAGTACCATCAGTACCTTGAGAACCAAGAGTACCTTGGGTACCTACAGCACCTTGAGCACCGACTGTTCCCTGTGCACCTACTGTGCCTTGGGCTCCATCAGTTCCTTGAGTACCTAAAGTTCCTTGAACTCCTTGAGCACCAACAGTTCCTTGAACTCCTTGAGCACCTTCAGTTCCTTGTGTACCTTGTGTACCAACTGCTCCTTGGGCTCCATCAGTTCCTTGAGTTCCTTGAGAACCAACAGTTCCCTGTGTTCCCTGTGCACCTACTGTGCCTTGGGAGCCTAGAGTTCCTTGAGTACCTTGTGCACCTACCGTGCCTTGAGCACCCAGTGTTCCTTGAGTTCCTTGAGAACCAGTAGCACCAGCATCACCAGTACGAGCAAATGTAAATAAAAGTTCATCGTTATTGCTAAAGGTTCCGTTACCAGAAACATAAGCAACGTTAATACTAAACCAATTTGGTGATTCATCTGTAACACCAGAAATTGTATAAAGAGCAAAAGTAGCAATATCATTTTTCTTAGATACTTTTACGTGACCCTTGATTGTAGATGTTGAATCATCAATAGTGGTTAAGAAATTAGAAACATCATAGTTACCATCAGAAGGATTATCATCCAATGCAAGAACGGTTGCTGAGGCTAATGTAGCATTATTAAAACGAGCAAAATTATCGCCTGGGTCTGACATAGTTGTGCTAGTGCTAAATGTATATCCAACTGTAATACCACCAAATGAACCTTCAGCACCTTGTGCTCCAAGAGTACCTTGAGTACCTTGAGTACCATCAGTACCTTGTGTTCCTTGTGCACCGTCAGTTCCTTGTAAACCTAACGTACCTTGAGTACCATCAGTGCCTTGAGAACCTACTGTTCCTTGGGCTCCATCAGTTCCTTGAGTTCCTTGAGAACCTACAGTTCCCTGTGTACCTTGAGAACCTAGTGTTCCCTGAGTTCCTTGAGAACCAACTGTTCCCTGTGTTCCCTCAGTACCTTGAGTACCAACTGCTCCTTGAGCACCTACTGTGCCTTGAGCACCAACAGTTCCTTGTGATCCAACTGTACCTTGACTACCTTCAGTTCCTTGAGAACCAACTGTTCCCTGTGATCCAAGTGTTCCTTGTGTACCTTGAGTACCTTGAGTACCAGCACCAGTTGCTCCTTGAGCACCAGTAGTTCCTTGTGTGCCTGCTGCTTGCCATGCAGAACCGCTCCAAGTGCGTAAGTATCCCAGTACTGTGTCATAATAAATTTGACCAACTGTAGGGTCTGCTGGAGCAGTGGCTAAGTTTTGTATTCTTGCATTTTGTAATTCTAATTTGTTTAAATCAATTGGGGTTAAAAACTTACGGGCCATCTACATTATCTCCTTAAGATAAATACGCTTTTCCTGAAAAGGCTTGAGAGAACGAGACCGTAAGTGAGTTCGAATTAGTATATGTAATTTCGCCTTCATATATTGTACCAGCAGAGTCTACAACTGTAACGTTAGGTTTAAACCCTAAATTATGAGTGATTACCCAAGAAGCACTGACTGACCCTTGGGTGTGTTCGTAGGCTAGCGCCTGTGGTTCTAGTGCGTTATCAGTTGTTCCAAAGTCTTGGGTACCAGATGGTGTAGTTATTAAAATTACATCATTTACTACAATTGGAACACTAGATCCTGGTCTTACGTACTGACTCATTCTGTTACCTCTTCAGTCTTAAATATTTTTCCTCTAACGTATGTTTGGGTGACTCCGTCTTTTGTTAACTGTACGTCATAGTAAGATGTACGAGGCAACATTCGGGTCTGTGTTCCAGTGAGTGCTAATTTTAGAGTACGAAGGCCCGCTCCGTCTGCCGTACCTACGTTTGGAAATGTAATTGTAAAAGTTGTTATAACTCCAGGAATACCCACTCCTAGAATGTCTGCTTTTGCGGTATAGGTATCCACTTCAAAATCAAGCACGATAGTAAACTCATAAGCATCTCCCTCATACACAAAGAGGTCCTGAGTAACAATCGATACTGGAGTCTCCACATTGCCGTAGGTAGGGGTAGGAAGATGGACACGAGTAGCCGCAGAGCGATCATCAATCTCCTGTGGCTGGAATATTGGTACGTAGTGATTAGTGGTCTTTGAAATTCTGCGGAAACTAAATACATCGATCTTGAACATACCAATACCAAGTTGAGAACATAGTTCTTTGTATTGTTGTTTTCTAGACTCAATCATCTGCATTAATTGTTGGTAACGCTCAGAACGTGGAATGGTCACACCGTCTGGAGCGAAGACGTTAATATCAAAAGCAGCATCATTAGCCAAGGCATACAGGGCTAGAGTTGATGCATAAATAATTACAGGATATTCTTCAAGAGTTGGTAAATTTTGAATACTTACGCTACGACCATAGGCATCTGTGTGGAAGGCTGAGTGCTCAAGGAAGGCTGTGCTTATATAAGTTTGAGTTTCTGCGGTTGTAAAGTATCTAAAGTGATTTCCAGCAACAATAAAGTCGTCACCATCATCAGGAACATCATCACATACTATGTACCCAGTTGCTTCTTCAACCTCTACATCTTCGGAGATATCGGTGCCATTCCTAGTTACTATTAAGTTAGCGCCATCAAGAGGAGAATACGGAATTAAAAATCTATTAGTAGTTCCATCTGCTGTAAATTGATACACGAAAGACTTTGGGATATCGCCAATTTCAGATCTTAAACGATCTGCAAGGCTTGAAATCGTGGCCACGTAACCTCCGTTAAAATTCTATGCCAATCATCTCGTGTAATCTAAATTTATTCAGCGCAAAATAAAAAGGGTCCAACTCCCAACTGGGAGGAGGGCGGGAACCAGTTGAGAGTCGGACTACTAGCGACGGCTAGTCTTTAGTTTGGCCGCCAAATATATCCAAGTTGCTCTAGATAATCGGCTAGTGATCTTGGAACTCGATACTTAACACCTGCTTTAAAGGTGAAAGTATTTCCGACTCCGTAACTCATGTCTTCAATATCAGTGATTGTGCGAATGATGACCATGTCACCTGCAGTTGATACTCCGACATTTTCGATTTCGTCAAGTACTAGTGGAGCATCTGGATTCTTAGGATCAAAAACATCCTTTTCCAGACTCTCTGTCTCAAGTTGGGTAGCGATAGATATTTCTTCTTTACGCTTCTTTAATGCTTCCGCATTCTTTTTTGTTGCTTGCTCCGCTGCTTTGCCTGTTGCATCAAGCGGACTTGTTTGTGTATTTGCCACGTTGTTTATTCTCCTAAGTTAGTTAGAGGTGGCTGGGAGCCAAAAAAGGAGTAAGGCTCCCAGACACCAGGGTAAAACAAATTAGTTGGTGTAAACCTTGCAGATCGCTTGATCTGTGATTACGCCAAGACCCCAAATTGCATACCAAGCAAGAGCGTGCTCACGACCGAAGTCAAGAACGCCACCATCACGAAGTTCAACTGGGAGAGAGATTGCGTGACCAAATGCATTGTCACCAATCATGATTGCTTCATAAACTGAAGCACCGTTTCCAGTTGCAGTAGTTAGATAACCCTTTTCAGCAGTAAAATCTGAAGACTCTGGGTTTCCACCATTTCCTGGAGCAGTGTTAGCCTTAACTGGAACTTCAATCTGTGATGCTGGAAGACCAACAGATGTAGAAGTTGTGTAAGCAGCGTTTACTGCAAGTTTTTTAACTTGAGTTGTCTCAATGAATACTACGTCGTACAAACGACCGATTTCACCAAGCATGAAGTTACCAGGTGCGGCGTACTTCGTTACTTCAATGAACTCTGGGTTTGAACGGATATCACGAGATTGCGCTGGGCTAATGAACATTACATAAGTCTCACCTAAGCGAGGAATGTTCTTAGAAGCAAGAGTAAGAGCAGCATCCTTAACTGCACCAGTTGATAACTTGTAGTTACCATCTAGGTCAGAGAATTGTGTTGCTACTGTACCTTCGTTGTACCAGTCATTTACACCTTGTACTGATGTGCGGTCATAACCGAACACTGCAGAAGTTGCTGCAGACAAAGTGTTACGTGCCTGTACATCTAGGTACTGTGCCATTTGGCGTCCTAGAAGACGGGATGCTGAAGCCATTACGTCATCAAATGATGCGTTTAATAGTAATTCAGAAACAGCAACAGCATAACCATGCTCTGCTACTGTGATTGCAATCTGCTCTGCAGTAAGTGCGTTTGTTGTCATACGAACGCCTTCTGTCAAAGGAGTTGGATCTACTGCGAAGTTCTTGTAACGAAGGAAGTTCACACGAAGACCAGGTGCTACACCTAGTTCAGTCTTCTTAACTGCGAATTGTTCGAAACGAAGAATTGGCATTGCCTGGAACAAAATTTCTTTCGACCAGATTGTTTGAATTGCTTGGTTCA